GTCAAAAGAGCGGTCAAAATAATGCTGTCACAAGCTGCTTCCAATCCTTCGAGTCCCCCGCAACTGGCTCTTGACAAATACCCATACCCTACGACCAGAAGGGAACATGAACATTTGGAAAAGGTGTTGGAGAAGAATCCGGGGTTGGCGGAGAGAATCATTGGCTATCTGGACGCGATGTCTTCAGAAGCTCCCATAACGCAGCCGTCTGGGGTGGCAAAAAAAGGGCGCATGGGGGTTATGGGTCCAAGGAGAACGTAGGTACCATCCCCTTCGGCGTTATCCAAGGGGGTGGGGAAAGGCGATGGCGAAGCGCCGACCAAGGGAACAAAGGATTCGGGAAAACGAGACCGAAATGAGATTGCGAAATCAACAACGCCAGCTCAAAACGCCCCATCAAAGCGTTCCGCCATTGACCATAACCCCAAAAAGGGAAAAGGAAATTCCGCACAATGAGTGGCAGCGCCGGAAAGTCGTGAAAGATCGCATACGCGCACTCAAAAAGGCCCTGGGACTCACGCAACAGGAACTCTCCGAAACATTGAAGCTGGCACACGGAACAGTCGGGAATTGGCTCCAGCAAAACCGCAAACCTGGTTCGTTTGCGTGCTTGCTGCTGGCGGGATTGAGTAAGACCGAGGAAGATCGTAATTTCTTCCTGGCCCTCGCCGAACTCACATCCGAACACCGCGATCTGATCGGCTTGGCATTGCAAACCAAGCCGAGCCCCGATTAAGGCACCGCCATGACTTGCGTAGAACTGGTGGCGAGAACTACATTGCTGGCGTTGCGGTACTTCCAGCGGTAATACAGGACCCGTTGCGAGAAGGCCGGGACAGTCACCGTGCAGCCCGAGGCGCATGAGACCCCCGTGATGCTAGATTCGCCACCCGCCTCCGTGGGCCAGGTGAACGGCGTCGTCTCGTTGACCGTCGAGCCGTTGGCGACGCACGCCTCCAAGCGGGACGTACAGTAGAAATTGGTGTCGTAGCCGAACTCCACGATGGCGTTGTTCACGCTGAGGCTGGCGGGCGGGCTGAGTTGCACCGGAATCGGGATGAACGTGCTGCGGTTCACGGAATCCCGTGGCGGCAGCGGTGGAATCTTTAGCAGCATGAAGAAATTACGATTGCCGTTCTGTGCGCTGAACACCGCAAGGGACGCATCTGGCAACGGACGCGCATTTGCGGTGGTCGAATACCGGAGGCCGGTAAACTGGGTTTCGAGCACCCGTCCATGGCTGGCTACGGTGTCATTGACGGGGCCAAACACGCCGAACTGAATTGTGACGTGCCCCGCCATCGACTTCTCCCCGGCGCAGGCATCGTCCCAGTCCGGACCAAGCGTCGACACTTCGCCAGCAGCGCAGTAGCGGTAGGTCTGCACAAGGTTCGGAACATTGAGGTAGATATCCCCCACCGCCGACCCGGTGACACACTCGTTGGCCACAGTCGCAACACAATACTTGTACCTGTCGCTGTCCGTGATCGAACTGCCTGGGCCGCTGATGTCGGTGAGCAGTCGCGCTCCAGCCACGGCCCATGTGTCCAGATGCTTCGTGTACATGGCGCGTGATTGCCCGTAGAGGTACTTGTAGACGTGCGTGAACCCGGACACCCTCGTTGCCGCCGTGTTGTTCTGGACGGAGAACAGGTTGGTTCCCTGGAATGGCGTTAGATCGTAAAATGTCTTGGTCAGATTGCCGGTGGCTTCGTACTGGATATTGGAAGGGTGCGACTGGTAGGAGTTTCCATCAGCGGGAGCGTGCTTCCCAGCAAAGTTAGGAGCCTTGCTGATGGAATGCGTCTGTTGGTTCCAGTTCGTGTAGTCTTTGATGTCGGCAACCTGGATACTGTGATTGGACTGAACCCGAATCCCGTTCCCGTAAGTTCCGTGCCCAATATTGAGCGCGTCGTAGGGCGCATAGTAGGTGCTGGTGCTGGCGTTCCGATCCAACGTGAAGTACCAGTAATTAGCGTAGCCTGCCTTGCCGCGCATATTGATGACTGCATCAATGTTGTGGGCTGGCTGGCTTCCGCTCCTCTGGACGCGAATAGTTAGGTCTTCAGCGTTCTCCGTCCGTGAAACAACGGTTACATACTCGCTGTCGATCTGGATTCGATCGCCGGCATCAACCTTCAGGAGCGCCCACGGCGCCCGGTCACCGATGGGGTCGCCGACATGCCACCAAGCGGGGGCAGTGGGAAACGTGTACGTGAAAGCGGTACTTGAAAGGTCACTACTGAACGCCGTATCGATGGTGACTGAGTTCCCGCTCACCGCTGTCACGGTTCGGATCTCATCGCCGCCACCGGGATTCGCTTTGATTTTGCTTCCAATATACAGGTGCTCTTTGATGTTCCCGCTTGCCGGGGTGACGGTTGTTCCACTGCTGTTGAGCGCGGTCGGCCCCCACGTTGGGGTCCGGTAGGTGGTCGTGTCCCAGGTGCTATCAACATCGATGTCTTCTTCCCCGCACGGATTACAAGAAGTCATCGCTGTTTTGAGCGTAGTCTTATAAGGGCCGATACCGAAGGCAGTTGCCTTGCCCGCCGTCTGGACCTCGGGACACATGACCGGCTCGTGCCCCACCCACTCAAATGTGTGAAGAGTGTTCCAGCGGGACGCCGAACGATCAAACAGCGAGGCCATAGCCTTGACGAACCCGGTGCCATCCGTCGCCTCGGGATTAGTTCCGCCCAAGCTGCCCACCCAGCCACTTCCAAGGGGGAGCTTGTTCCCGGTGTCGAGAACTGCAATCCACGCGAAGCTGTCCTGTTGCCCCATGCGATTGCCGAGGATGACATAGTTGCCTTGAACCGCTTCCATCCCCCAAGATGTCCCGTAGTACGGCTCGTACCAGATATCGTTGGCGCTGGCGAAAGCCGAGATTAGGGAACTGATCGTGTAGGAGTCACTGATATTTACCAGCGAGAAGTCCGCGATGGGAATACCGCCGGGGTCTTTCTCGGTGTAACTTGTGTTGGTGAAAGTCGCCTTGATTAGATCGTCGTTGCATGTGGCCCATATCACATTCGAGTCGGAACCGTCCCAAGGTCTTGCTCCGAAACCAAACGTGATTGGATAGGCGTATCCGGTGCATCCGACCAAGGAGCCGGTGAAACGAACCGCACCCATATTGCGGATCTCCGGAACGCCGCTGGCAGTTTCTCGAATGGCGTACATCTCGGTGGCTGGATTACCCGAGTTACTGGCAATGCACTTGTACCATCCGCCGTTCGCAGTGTCCTTCTTTGAGCATGTGTTGTGAAACCCGGCGCTACCATTATAGAAGTTCGACGTGCGCCCAACCGTTACCTGCGTCCGGTCAATATAGATCGCCTGGCCGTCGTCGTTCGCCTTCCAAATCTTCAGACCGAAGCCCTTGTTGTTCTGGATTCCGCCCGCGATGAGGAATGGAACGCCCAAGCCTCCGTTGTACAGGTTGACCTCCGAATCCACTACGGCACTAGGACATTCCAAGGACTGCACGGTGAGATAAGTCTTCGTGGTGGAACCGTCGGGGAACACTTGAACGACACTGCCTACCCGGAGCCGGTTGCAGTCGGTCGAGGTCGTGAACGTGACAGAGGTGGTCGGCGTCGAGGAGGCCGTCTTGACCCATCCCGCCCCCCGCGTGTTCCCCTGGTGATGCCAGACGCCGGGTTCCCACCAATCTCCCGCCGTCCCGGTGCCTGCCGTCACATTGCCGTCCGTGGCCGGCAGGACTACCTGTTGCGTCGGGCTACAGGTCTGACCGTTATCCCGCGTCAGGCAGACATTGACGGTACGTTGCGCCTCCGTGCCCCCGGCTCCATATCCGTTGATTGGGAACTGCACGAAGTCCATCACGTCTATGCCGCTCTGCCCGTAGCTGAACGCCGTGATGTTTGCCACCACCAGCAAGGGATTAGTGGTCGAGGTCGAAGCGTAAGTGCTGTCATCAGTCACCACCTGGCAGACGCCGCTCCATCCCGTTCCCGAACAGGTATCCACCGAGAAGGTCTGATCCGTCGTGTAGTCACGTGGCATCATAATCGGCCACATGGGAACGCCCGTGAGCGGGTCGATGATTTTGGTGCGGGTCGTGTAGTTGACGCTCGGAATCAACGGTCTGCCGGAACCGTCGCTCATGGCCTGCATCACCCCTGCGCCGTGACTGTCGCCAAACGGGATATTGCGGGTGCGAAAGGTGAATGTGGTTTGGTCACCGCCGCAGGTCACCCGACCGTAGTGCAGGCGATCCGTCTCAAGGGCGCGGCTGTAGTTCTTGTCGTCGGAGGCCGTCTCGACCTTTCGTTGCCCGATGGTGATTGTCCGGTGCCGCCCGAGGGTGATGTTCCCGGTTCGTGAGTCGCTGTTGGACCCGGAGAACAATGTCGCGTTCACGTCATGGACCACGGGCGAGTAACTGGGGTCTTCGCTGATCTCGACCGTGCAGGCGCTTGTGTCCGGCGCGGCGTATGAGATGATGGCTTGCGTGGCGGTCGTGTCCACCACCCGCAGGTTGTCAACCGCTGCCGCAAGCGGCAACGCCAGAAGTGCAGCCAGCCAGCGCATTAGTTCACCGTCACCTTGTAACGAAGTTGGAATGCAACGACATAAGCAATCTTCGCGTCCAGCGTGTCCCCTTCGTCGGCGGAATCCGCCCTGCGAAGTTGGACGCGCATCGCCTCGCCAGCAGCACAGTTCGTCATGGGGATACTGGAGACGGTCATGCTGTAGATCACGGTGTCGGTTCCGGCGCTCCCGGTCTGCGACGCCGCCGTGTTGTAGCTCCACGAGTTAGATTCGCCACCCGCCCTACACGCTGTTTCTACGAAGAACTTGGTTTGCGGGCTTCCACCGAGATAATTAGTGGTGTAGTACAGAACCGCATCCACGGCGTCACCTGAAGACCAATTCGCCGGAAGGATGACTTGAGTAAAGGCCCGTTTTCCCGTCGCGGCGTCGTCGTAGGCAATACTCGGCCCGGTACAACTAACGGCTGCCCCGTTCGTAGCATCCAGCGTCCAGACCCCATAACCCACGACGCTTGGAGTGGCGCTACAGGTCGGCATGGAGAGGTTGTACACCTGACGTATCGTGGTGGCCTCCAGGGCTGGGATCGTGCAAGTCGTCTGGTTGGTATCGTCGGCGCAAGTCACGCCCGCACCGGCAAAGTTGAGCGTCGTCCGCTGCGTTAGTGGAGTGTCTTCGTCGTCAATCGTGGCATAACCGCCGCCGCCCGCGCCGTCGATCTGCTCCCAGGTGTCGGTGTCGGTGCAGTAGTAGCCATTGTGGTTGGTCGTGTCCAGATAGAACAGCGTTCCCTCAGTGCAGGCTCCCGAGGGCACTCCGGCCCCCGTGGAATAGAACGGGACGACAGCCGTGTCAAGGGAGATGGTCGCCTTCCCGTAGGTGTCAGTGATGGACACGCCGGTACCTGCGACAGCCTCTTTCTCGTAGAGGAACGAGCGTTTGTCGAATGTGGCAAGGGTCGAATCAAACGTCGCGGTTGTCACCGGCCAGACATACCCCGGCACCGCCGACGAAGGAAAGGAAGTGATTCCGCTTGTGGATGTGCAACCGGAGCAAGTGTATGTGTTCGCCGCGTTGTAACCGACGATGATCGCGCCAGTCGTATCCAAATAGATGTAAGTCGTGTCCGAAGCCGACCCCGATGTGATGTCCACGGTGGCCGAGGAGGTAAACTGATTGCCCTTGATGTTACAGGGCGTGGACGAAGAACAGCTCGGGTTGATCGTCAGGGTGTCGGCGTCGGTGCGGGTGACCTCAAGCTCATATCGGGTCGCGGAGCCGCCGCCTGCGATCGTGCAATCGGTTCGCGTGGCTCCCGCATTATCGGCGCACGTCACTCCGGTACCGGTGAAGTTGATCGTCGGACGTTGTGTGAGCGGGGTGGTTTCATCCTGTACAGTCTGGTAGTAAGCCGCGCCAGCTCCTGTATCGAGATCGGTGATTGTGCCGTTCGTGCATTTCTTCCAGATCGACGAACCGCTGTCCGCGTAGAGACCGTAATTTCCGCTGGTACAGGAGGGCGCCGAATCCGCCGCTGCCCAGAGTCGGCGCAGTTTGAAGTCGCGGAGTTGGCCGGAGGTGCCACTATTGACTTCCAACAACCCGGCACTATTACGGAACAGTGCGAGATCCACCGTACCCCCGTAGGCCGTCGTCGAGGAAAAATTCAACTGCCTGTCGTTGGCGAGATACATACCCGCGCTTTCGACGCTGATCTTCGCCGTGATGTCGTTGTAACCGGGACCAACCAACATGCCAGTATTTGTGATTCTGGCTATGATGGAATCAGCATTATTTCGCCACTCCTGGAGATTGGTAGTGCTTTGACCCGCGCCGGCCCTGATCGCGAGCGTCGTACTCCCCGTAGTCGGCGTCGAATCGTAGAAGCTGCCACTGAAAGCTGTCAACGTCGAGCCATCCCATGTAAGGTTTCCCGAACAATCGACAACGCCACTGGAACCCGCGAAGAAGACGCGGCCCGCCGTGCAGGTCGTCATCGTCGTTCCAATCTGCGCTTCGATGGCCTGGACCTCTTCCCGCAGCGCGTTATGGTGCCACGCGGTAATGTGGCCCCGGACGTTCGCGCCGGAGTCATGAGTCGTCGCACTGGTACCCGCGAATCCGCGACCCCCGGAACAGACGGTGAGCGTGTTGCCGGCGACCGAGCAGAGCAGCATCTGCTCCTGATCGATGGTGATCACTTCGTCTTGCACGAACACAGAACCGTCGACCACCGGGATCGAGAGCGTGCTGGCATCGATGCCGCTCGACAGCGTGCTGGCGGAACGGTCCTTACCTACGAGAAGATCGTTGTCTGTCGCGATGGCCGAGGGGAACTTCGCCGTCTGCGCGCACAACAGCCCCGTCGCCAACAGGAACAGAAATAGTCGCTTCATGAAAGACCTCCTATCAGGTGAGGGTGACGGAGCCGCTCTTGAGCGTCGAGCCGTCGCTGTACCGGACACGCACCTTGAGAGCGTGCGCTGTCTCATCGAGGTAGAACACGACGCCGCGCGTCGGAATGTCGCCATCGGTCGGTGCGGAGGACTCGACGATCACACCGTAGCCATTGGTATCCACGTCGTCGCCCCACTGCTTGATCGCGTTCGTCCATTCGGTAAGACGCGCCTGTGTCATCGTCTCGCTGTCAGTCCAATTATTCGGCCACGCCATCGGGTTGATCCTCCTTGTCGTCCTGAAACACGCCCAGAATCTTGCTGCCGTCCGCGCTCAGGCTGTATTCGCCTTCCGGCTTCGGCAACTCGTCGGCCTGGGCGATCTGCGCCAGGAGCACGCCGAGATGCCGGCGCATGAAGGCGATGTCCTGCTCGACAAGGGCGATCCGGCCCCGCAACTGGAGGATCAGACCCTCGCCCTGCTGGATCTGGCCGAGAACCTCGCGGATGTGAACCCGCCAGGGATTCTGGATTTCATGCTCGATCTTCTTTAATGCCAATGTCTTACCTCTCTGCTCTTTACAAAACGACACTTTTTCTTCATACTGACTGCAACGTTTCGACGCCTTCGCCGAACTATCCTACAGGGAGAAAAACAAATGAAAATCCTTCAAAGAATTACGATCCTGATCGTGATCGCGTTGATCGCCGTCGTTCCGCAAATCCGAGCGCAGGGATCGGATAGCCTGACCGTCCACTGGTATCACTGGAGTACAACCGGGCTGATACGTCTATTCCAGCAGCCACAGCGAGGCGGCATCTGGATTGCACCCGCACCCCAACAGGCCCAAGAAGGTATTTGGGTTGCCGTCTACATCTCCGATAATGAGACGGAAGCGCTCTCGATCACATTGAATTATCGCGACCAATTGGGGAGAGATCTCTGTCGGATGGACTTTGTACCACGGCACTATCGGGATCAACCGGAGTGGACAAACCATCTGTTCCTGGTCGGTAAGGTCCAGGTCCGATCGATCCTTATAACGCCACTCAAGGCAACGGCGGCGACACGGCTGATCGAAGTGAACGAAACCAACTGATTACGTTGCGATCAAGCCGTGGGTACGGATGGCCCCGAGAATGCTCACAATCACGGCTCGGGCCTCCGTGTCCACTGTGGTCCCGCCTGTCGGGTTGCCGATGGCGGAACCCTGAGCCCCGACTACTTTTATGGTTCCCACCCGATATTCGGAAGAGTTCGCCCAGGCCCCACATTGGACCGTTGCGAGATTGCCCGCCCCGGTGGAATCGATACGTTGTGCGCCGCCGACGTTCAGGGAGTTTGTCTGAACACTGCCGGTTGCTCCAGTGCCTCCGGTCTTGACATTGGTGCCGACAAACTCATCAGACGAGTTGATGACCAAATTTCCGCTGGTCTTACTCTTGAAGTCGGTCGCCCTGACGTTGTAGGCTACGGTCACGCTACCTGTTCCGTTGATCGTCAGCCCGCCGCTGCCTACATCCATCGTTCCTGCTCCAATGCGATCAGCAGCCATCGATCCGGTTGTGATGTTCGAGGCATTCAGGTTCGTCACGCTCACGACGGAGGCGTCGAGGGTACCTGTGGTGATCTTCGTGGCGCTCAGGCCCGAGGCGATCTTAATGTCAGCAACCGTCCCATCATCGAGGTAGCTACCGCTCAACGTGCCCGTCGTGATATTTGAGGCGTTTAGATTCGTGACCGTGATGACACTGGCGTCAATCGTTCCTGCTGTGAGTTTCGAAGCGCCCAAGCTGACGATGTGAGCATTGTTAATCTGCGCGTTGCCGATGTCGGCGCTCTGGATCGCGCCGGAATCAAAAACCGCATCGATGGCACGAATCGCACCCACGGCAATCGTCCCGGCAGTCACGGCGTCAGCCGCAACCTTCCCGGCGATGACCGAATTGGCGGCGAGAATGCCTGAGGTTACCGAAAGAGCCTGAAGCTTTGGCGTCGAGATTGAATCGTTGGCGATCTGCGTTTCGATGATCGTTCCGCTGAGGTCCGTGGTCGGAACCACGGCGGTCCAAGCGTCGCCGTTCCTACGGTAGATCTTCCGGTCCGTGGTGAGCAGGACTACGGCATTCGCGCTGTAGTTTGGATCCGGGAGCGAGGGCAGGGAATTGACGATCTGCACCGGCTCGATGGTCGACGCGAAGTGATCGACATAGACCGATTTCTGAACCGGCTTCGCCAGCGGCGTCGGGGCTTTTTCCTTCGCCAACTCCTTCAGCCGCCGCAGCGTCTTGGCGAGATCGGGCCGGTAGTCGCCGAACTCCGCGGTGTACTCGGTGAGCGAGGGATTTTTCCAGCGCATCGAGAGTTTTCGCACTAGAAAGTCACCGGATAGCCCGCGCGTCGGCGAGTTGATGGTGAGCAATTGGCCGATGTTCACGCCATCGCGCCGGTAGGTCACCGTCCCGTTTTTCTCCGGAAAGGCGTACCGCTGAACTTCGACCTGGGCGCGAAGCTGCGCCTCGGTGTCCGAGGCGATGTTGCGATCGACGATCACCCGGCTGAAGACTTTCCCAAACGCGGCTTGGCTGTTGAGATCCTGAGACGTCGCGGTGTAGGCGGTTTCGTTCTCTTTGAGCCCGCCGATCACCTTCACCCGGTTTGCCGGCGTCCGGAAATCCTCTGCATAGTCGAAGCTCTTGCGGTCGAAATCGAAACTGGTGCTGTAATCGGGAGTCTCGGTGAGGGAAAACGGGGCAGGGTTCGAGGAAGGCAAATAGTAGCGGAGGCGCTTGTCGAAGTCGAGGTACCACTCGGCGCCCGTCAGCTCCGCGATCTTCTCCATGAAGGTCCGGAGGCTCTCGCCCTCGAGATTGAACGTCTCGATCGTGGTCAGCGAGGAAACGAGCGACGTATCGACTTCCGGAAGGTAGGCGGTGAAAACGGCCTGAATGATGTCCTTGTCGGTCTGGTTTGAATAGCTGATCTCGGTGACTTCGGTGTTATCGAGAAGGACGGTGTAATCCTGGCAAGTGATGTGGTACTTGATCTTGGCGGGATTGGAGCGGAGGTACTCAGGCCGAACGTCGGAAACGTAGCCCGCGAACTGGCGATCGCCAACCGGAGAGCCTCCGGTACCGCCGCCGAAGATCGCTTCGTCAAAAGTCGCCTCATCGAAGTAAACGCCGAGCGGGGAGCTTCCGAGGTTTTCGTTGATGACGATTTCTTGAAACGGGCTCGGCGACTGACCGACGACCGCGCTGCCGACTTTACCGAGACCGACCGCCGCCCGCTCGGAGGGATCGGCCAGCATTTGCAACCGGCACATAGCCATCCGGCCCCCGAGATCCTTAGTGATGTCGAAGCCCTCGAGCAAGACCTGATTCCCACGAGGGATGTCGCCAATCTCGATGAAAAGACGCATGATTTAAGAAGCAAGCCCTTGGGAGCGCAGACTATTGGCGATCGCGTTGGCGATATCGTCGGCAGTCGAAGACGTGCCTCCGACCGCAACGTTGATCGTGATGTTAGCGCGCGGCTGGCTGGCGATCTGATCCAGCCGTGGGACGACGCCGGCGTAGAGCGCCTCAGTCTGAAGATTCAGAACATCCAGACGTGGCAGAATGTCCGCGCAGAGCGCCTCGGTGTGGAAGATCAACTTATCCAGACGCGGTAGGATGCCCGCGCAAAGCGCCTTGGCATGGAAGGTCAGAACGTCCGTGAGTGTTCCAATACGATCCCAGATTTCGGTGAGTCTCGCCCCAATGCTGGTTAGCAGTGAAGTAAGCGGCGTAATGTCAAGTTCGGGAGGAGTTGTAATTGCAGAGGAAATCGAAGACAGCATTTCAACTGTCCACTCGCGGAAAGCCAGGGCATTGCTGGCAAGTCCAGCGGCAGTAATGTTTCCCATTAGGCCAGGATCTGGGGATAGTGGCGGTATTATGGGTTCCGGGATTGTGGGAGTAGATAACTCTTCCAACGCTGAAAGCGCTGAATCGGATATGACAATTCCACCGGATAGGAGCGCGATAATATCCCAAAGCGCCTGCTTCATCGAATCCAGCGATGGGTTGATGTAACCCGCACCAAGCTGTTTCATTTCGTCGGAGATTATAGTAAGGTGGCCGTCAATATCACTGAACACATCAGGAGGAATTATGTCGCGCACATCGGCTTCTGGAGTGACTTTCAGGCCTACGGTTTCCAGAGCTTCCAGGCTGGATTTGATCGCCGCAGCATTGTCCTTTAAGGTATCGAGCGACGGATTGATGTAACCCGCGCCTAGGTTTACCATTTCATCCCGGATCCGTTCCAGTGCTTTCGTCCCAACTCCCCACGCCAATTCTTCGTTGATACTGAAGAGCACGCCCAGGATGCCGCCATCGGCTCGGTCGCCGAGGTAGAGGGCGGAACGCCGTGTGCTCTCTTCGATCGCATTAAGGGTGGTTTCCTGCTTTGCGTTCTGAAACAGGCCGATCACGCCGGTGGCCGCACTGATCCCGCCGAACACAGCGCCGAGTGTCCCACTGATGCCCGCGCCCACCGCAGTTCCCGCTGCGCCGCCAGCCCCCGCCGCTGCGCCGCCGGCAGCCGTACCAGCCGCTGTTCCAGCAGCCGCCGCCGCGCCGCCACCGAAGCCGAACAGACCGCCGAGCGCCTTACCGATGGCCGGCAAAATATCATCGAGGAGCTTGGCAAACGCGCTGAACAGTTTGCCCTCCAGATACTCGATGACGAACCGGGTTACCGCCTGCCCCATCGACTCGAACATACCGAGGAACTTGGACTTGATCGACTCCCCGCCTTCGCCCCAAAGGATGTCGTTCAGATCTTTACTGAGATCGGTAAAGATCGTCGATACCTGGCTTTTCAGGCTGTCCCAGGGCTTCTTCAGGCTCGACACTCCCTTATCCCCTTCGAGTTCAGTGCGAAGCTGATCGAGAAGTTTCTGCTGCTCGGCCGGAATATCGACCCCGGCTTCCTTCGCGGCGTCGACCTGAGCCTTCAGCGCCCGGTAAATCGCGGTTTGTTTCTCGAAGTCGGTTGCCACGCCGCTGCCTAGCACGGCATCGCGGGCGGCCGTCATCTGCTCGGCGATCGTTTGTTTCGAGGCGATGGAGTCCAGCCCGAGCGTCTTCATGGCGTCGCCCAGCTTGTTGACCTGGGGAGTGGACAGGCCGATGGCGTCACTGATCGCCTGCGAGAACGGAGGCATCATGTCCTTCACGTCCAGCGCAGCAGTTTCAATGGCCGTGAGGGAATCGCGCAGGCGATAGGCTACGGCAGTGTAATCAACCGTCTCATCCCCGACTTTAATCAGCCCCTGGTAGAACAGCGCCGTCGCGTCCTTCGCTTTGATCGTTTCCCGATTGAGCTTCCAGATCTCTGTCTGATGGAGCGCCGTCTCGCGTTTCGCGTCCTTCAGGTACTTTTGGTACTTGTCATAGGCTTCATTTAGGTCCTTTTGTTCCTTTTCCAGCTCGGCAGCAGTTTTGACGGCTACTTTCTGCTTCTCCGTAAACTTCTTCTGTTCCTCCGCTGCCTTTTTGGCCGCTTCCGCTGCCTTTTTGGTCGCTTCCTTTGCCGCTTCTGTGCTCTTCTTGTTCGCGTCTAGGGCTTCGCTAGCCTTGAATACCTCAGCGGCCCAGTCCTTCAGGCTTTTTCCGCCGCGTTCAATTACGACGCCCTGTGCTTCGAGCGAATCGCTCAATGCCTGTACTTTTTCCTCGGCATCCTTGTACTCATTCGTGAAGGAATTTAGCCACTCGCCGAGTTTCCAGCCAGCGAAAGCGGCGGCGGCCACAGGCACGGCCTTCGCAATGCCCATGAGCGCAGCAGATCCGCCCCCCGTCACTGCGATGAGTTTAGTAAGTACGGGGATTATCGAACCGACCGCAGTAACCAACTGACCGGCGACAATCAGCATCGGGCCGATGGCAGCAGCCAGCGCCACCACGGCAATAACGGTAGTTTGAATCGGCGTCGGAAGATTGCCGAACTTATCAGCCATCTCGCCGATCCATCCGACGACGGGCTCGAGAAGGTCGAGCAACTTTGAGAGCGCTGGCAAGAGCCCGTCACCAAGTTTTTCAACAACGCCGGTCATACGAATTTTGAATTGATTCCACTGAAAGCCAGTCGCGTTGATGCCCTCGGTCTGTTCCCGAAACGCTTCGGTCGCCACTCCGGTAGTATCCGCCATCGCGGCCAATTTCTGATCGAACGTCTCAGCCTGCCCGCCACTCAGGGCAAAGATAGAGGTCAGGGCTTCCGCGCGCTGTACCAACTCACCCACGGCCTCCTGGGATCCGTCAGTCGTGCCGATCAACGCCCGCAGCGAGCCCACGAGTCCGAGGTCTTGTACCATTGCTTGCGCCGACTCGTAACCCAAAGAGTTGATAGCTTCCGACATATCATCCGTAGGCTTAATCATCGCCCGCAAAATCCCGGCAAGCTGTGTGGAAACTTCCGAGGCGTTTCCGGTAACACCGGTCAGCGTTGCAAAGCCGGCGAATAATTCTTCCTGGGTTACTCCCAATGTCGCGGCGATCGGGACAACCCTACCGATGGAAGCTGCCAACTCGGGAAAGGTAGTTTGCCCGAGCTTGACCGTCTGGAAAGCGAGATCCGCCGCCTTCTGCGCGGCCTCGGCAGTCACGTCGCCATAGCCTTTGGTGACCGAACTGGTGAGGTTGATGGCATCGGTCGTTGTGGCGAGTCCAGCGGCCGCTGCTTTCGCGTTGATCTCCAATAATTGCGCTGTGTCCGCAGAATCTCCGAAGGCCGAAATAATCTGATATAGACCACCCGCGAGGTCGCCGGTCGATTTGCCGACCTCTACCGCCATATTCTGCACGGCGGTTTTCAACTCCTCGACGCGATCAACATTGCCCGGTATCAACGTCGCTACGTTCGCCATCGCCGCGTTGAAGTCGGTACTGAAATTGAATGCGGCGATGCCGGCAGCGACCAATGGTGCAGTAAGTCCAATCGACAGTTTGGTGCCGAGCGAAGTCAGATCGCCCCCTATCGCCGTGAATCCCGACGAGGCAGTCTTCAGGTCGGTATCCAACTTCGTGAACTTGGCGTTCACATCCGACATATTGGCCGTAAGGCGCACTGCCAGATCTGCGATTACGTTGGTCATGGATTTGTTTGTTGGGGGATCAGCCGCTCATGCGGCCAAACATCATTAAGTGCTGCTTGTAGGAAAGGTCTGGATCGACCTCGGCCCCTTCGGACACAGGAACGGTAGCAAGATCCGGAAACAGTTGCTCTGGACGAAGCCGCTTGTGCCGGTCCTTGTCTGGAATCTGTGTGTTGTAGCTGAAGTGGATCAGATACCACACACGAAGATTCCACATCCGCTGCTCGAGGCGAAACTCGCGCAGCAGGATAAAGAACTCGCGCAGCGTCAGGCGTCCGAACTCAGTTCGAGGGACGCGGAAATGGAATCGGGCAAGCCCGAAGACGTTTCCCCACCACTCGCGGCGGGTGAGGGGCTTTCGGTAGGGCGGTCGCCGTCTGTCGGAACCTCCTGGGGCATCTCATCCTGATTCGGGTAGTGCTCGGTGATCCCGTTCATCACGATGTTGATGACTTCGCTCAGGTTGTGGAAGTTCACCATGCGCCCGACTTCGGCATGGCTGAGCGGCCAGGTCGGTTCCGCTTCAGGATTGCGCGGATCATATTCGTGGAGAGCGGCCCACAGCAGCGCGTGAATGTCCTTGAAGCTGACACGTCGCAGGACGGCCATGTTCTTCTCGATGAGCTGTTTTTGCTGCTGTGCCGGATCCTTGGACAGCGTGCCGATGGTTTCTTCGGCGGCGCTTACCGCCTGCTGGAGCCGTGCGATCGACTCCAGAAAGAATTGCCCGGTCTTTTCCTCGAACGCCGTGTAGGTGTTCAGGTCAAAATAGAGAGGGCGGGTCACCCCGCCCAACTTGATCTTGCTCATGATCTCCTTATTCTGCTTACGTGGCCTCGATCGCTCCGGTCAGTGCCAGCTCAATGTTTGCCTGGAGCACGTTGTCGACCGGCGCCACGAACGGATGGCCGGTAACATAGCCGGCGAACGCCAACTGGCCTGCGGAGTTCGGAAAGATCTCCTGCCAGTTGCGCTTGAACAAAGCGATGAAATCGGCCCACATACCAGTAGCAAAGGCGTGGGTCGCATCGTCCTTATCGAAATTGACGGCGAAACTGACGTTGCCCGGATCGAGCAGCGTAGCCAGCTTGTTCATCCAGTTTCCGGACGTCGCGTGCGTCGTAACATCCTGCACGACAGCACTGGCACCCGGCCCGTCGATGGAGCGTACTTCACCGATGGGAGCGAAGAGTTCGGGACTGGACGCGTCGCCGATTTTGATAAGAGTTCCTTTTGCGGTGGTGATGGCCATTGTGATTACCTCCTGTCATAGACAGTGGAATAGTTGCGAAAACTCGGGATACGATCGAAGGCGAGCTTCAATTCCCCGAGAAACTTCTGAATGTCTTGCTGCGAGGCTCGGTTGTGCTTCAACTCTCGCAGCCAGTGATCGATCTGCTGAGGCAGTGGCGTTAACCGAAACAGCATCGTGCAGAGATCGACAAAAAGCGCGATGTTGTACTCACTTACCGGAATGGTCGGCGGCGTGCGCCCCGATACGGTCTTCGGCTTGATGTCGAAGTTCCGCATGAGAAGACGCGCCGTGTAGATGGCTGGCGCGGATACCTCGTGACGACGCGGTGCCTTTTGAGCCGGCGCGCCCCAATTGGCATCTTCCGGTTTGTCGGCACGATGCCGGGGATCGATGATGATGTTACTCATCGGATTATTGCTCGAATGGATTCTCGAAAGGCTGACCGGTCGCATTGAGCAGGATGCTTCTGTTCGCCGACCTGTGAATTTCCCGAACATGCTTTTCGATCAGCTCCGGCAAATAGCTGTCGAATTGACAGAACTCGCACCGATAGCGAGTTTGCCCCTTCCATTTGTAAGTGCTGTAGTCTTCGTCCATTGATTATCTCCGTGGCCGATAGAACGCCACATATTGATCGGCGTCCTCTCCAATCCATAGTCGGAGCATCGACAAGTTCGGATCGGATCTGAAAAGATCGTGCGGATCGTGGCCGCTCCCGATGCCCTCGCGTCCCGGGAGGCCCTTTATCCCAATCGAAAGAGCCGGAACATGGCGCGCGAACATTCGCAATTGGCCGCGACACCGGGCACAAAGTTCCGCGTCGATGTAACCGGGCGTTCCGAGGGCTCTCGCTACCTGTTCGGCGGTATTCGGCTGAACACGGAAGCCCATCTGGAACAGACTGGCGCTCGATCGATTCGGATGGACATAGTAGGAGCGATACCGGACGTTGTAGAAAACCGTGCATTGCTCTCCGACTAAGGGGGCTTCTTTCAACCGATTGACCATCTGCTCGATGTAGGCCGGCGCATAGTAATCATCATCCTCGATGAACAGGACGAACTCCCCCTTGATGAAGGGCAGTGCGGCCTTGAGGTTACGTGCCTGGGTATTCTGCCCCGGCTGCCAGATCGGAACCGGATAAAGATGATCCTGGCCGAGAGTCAACCGCATGTGCGGAATGCAGTCGTCGATCACGATCCATTGCAGTTCGCCCCGGTAAGTCTGCCGCTCGATCCAACGTTCGAGGAGAGCAAATGCTTCTGGCCTGCCTCCAGTCGGAGTAAGCAGCGTAACCATCAGGCCCGGAGCCTCCCGCGAAGCTGCCCGGTCTTGACGTTGAGCGTGTAAATGTCACTCTTGCACCGGGCGCACCGGCCCAGGAGTACATGATTGTCCTGAATGGCTCCGACGACTTTGACGTTGCAACAAGGCGACTGAGAGGAAGGCTCGCCTTCCAGATGTTGCCAAGCGCCGAGCGCCTGAAGCGGTTCGTGTTTCACGGAACCCTCCCATTTTTCAAAGCGCCGCATCGCGCCATTCTGCATTGCGACGATCTGCGCCTTTGTATACAATGACTTCCAGGTACTACGGTGATGGTGGGGAATGACAAGATCCTGAACCAGCGCCAATTGAAAGCCACCCTGAACCGCGCGCCGGCAGTAATCGTCATCGTCGCCGAATCCCATTCCGTAGGCCGGATCCAGATAGCCGATCGTCTCGAAGACTTGGCGCGTCATCATCACGCAAAAGAAAGCTAGCATCGCCTGGGGCTGAAGGATCTGAATGCCGTTTCTGCCCTGCCAGCGGCCCTGCCAGCTTTGCGCCGTGGTTGTCCGCGGCCCTGACATGCCGACACGGTTCTCGAGAGCAGCACGGAGCTTCTCAAGCCATCCAGCGACGGCCTCGGTGTCGTTGTTCATCAGCACGATATAGGGAGCCGTGGAAAGCGCCAGCGCTTCGTTGACTGCCGTGATGAACCCCGTGTTCTTAGTGTTGCGGAGCAGGCTCAGGCGCTCATGGCTGCGAACATAAGGGTCGATCTTTTCCCACTCCTCGGCGGGGCTCCCGTTGTCGACGAAGATCAGCCGGTACTCGGCGCTGTAGGCGCGAATCGATTCGAGGCAGTTGATCGCCAGCGGCGTCACTTCCGGCGCGCCGAAATGGGGAATAATGATGTCGTAAGTCATGGGGACGAAACAAGATCTTTGATGAAACCAAAGTTGCGATGCGCGACAATGCGATCGGTAATGAGGCCCAGTTCGTTTTGGTTGAAGCCGCCCAGGTGTCCGATATGGCCGTGAATCTTGTTTGGATCATCGAGCAGGTAGACCTTCAAGCCAGTCGGCCAGCGGTGTTCGTTGTACTCCTGATCGGCGACCCAATAGCCGCGGTCTTGTAAGGCGACATAGGCCGCATCGGAAATCTGCCAACCGGGAGCCTTGAATCCCCGCGTCAACCGAAGGGGCTCGATGCGATCGAGATAGCGGATCATCTCCTCGTAGGTCCATGCGGCGCACTCGTAGCAATCCCGGTGCATCCAGCCGTGCGGCACAAGATCAATCCAAGGCCAGGACCGGCTCCATTGGAGAAACCGTTGCGAGCAGCGACCCAAAATCGAAAACAACGTGACCCGGAAACCAGGGACTTGACGCTTGATACACTCCAGTTGTTCCCAGGACTGATTGCCCTCGCAGAAATCGTCGAGGTCAACCCATGCCCTTATCGGCGATGGCTTTGGGATGAAAGTGTTTTTCATCCTGTGCAAAGGCTTCCGAATATTCCGGATAATCGATCCATTTGTTTCGCCCAATGTGCTCGGCGATCGGTTGCCGCCAATACCCCATTTTCAGCCCCCGATCCCGCAGTCGTTTAGAAAACGCCCAGTCGCCCTGGCCGCTCTTGCCATAGACCGGAAAGTAGCCGACTGACCGGCAGATTTCCGTGTCGATGATCGCGCCGAGAACTTGGGAGGTTGCAACCGGCAGGATCTCGACGCCATTCACGGTGATGAACCGATGCCCTGGATTCGACGTGATGCTCCACTGGTTACAAGCGCAAAAAGTCCACTCCAGGCCATTCTTGTTGATCGCCCGGTAGTTGGCGAGGATCTGCGCCGAGTAGCCCTTGGGATAGGCGATGTCATCGGACGTGATAACGAACTCGGGCTCGGTTACGAACTGCTTGATGCCCTCGGTCTTCAGGTGATCCGCGCCGGGGTTGCCCTCGAAGAAGAGGCAACCATCGGCAACCGACCGAATGTAATCGCAGGTCTCTTGGTCGGAGCCGCCATCGACGATATACAACTCGATCGGATCTTGCCGCAGCGATTTTACCGTCTGCCGTAAGTACAGCGGACGGCAATAAGACGTGACGATTACTTGCATAACACTCCGATCAGGTTGCGGTCGTTTCGGGCAAGACGAAGCATCGTTAGATCCTTTGGCACTCGAGCATATGGTAGTCGCCGAGCAGAAAGTAGTACGGCTTGCCGAAGGGCGCGAACATCCGGATCAGATCCTCGGGCTCAAACTCCCAAACGTGCTCCGGATAGTCACAGTGGGCGATGGCATTCGGGCACTTGGTATTGACTGTTGAAATCACCATCCAGCCCCCCGGTTTGGTCAGTCGCGCCATTTCCTGGACCAGCACAGCCGGATCTTCATAGTGCTCGATCAACTCGCCGGCAATCACGACGTCAAACCAGGAAGCACGGAGCGGCGTGGATTCTGCCGCATGGCAGACATAGTTGAAACAATGATGGCCCGCAAGACGGTTTAAGACGATGCGCCGTGCAGTGTAAGAGTAATCGACCGCAATCAACAGCACATCCGGTATTTGAAGCTCCTCGACGATAAACTGCGCGGTTCCAAAACACCCCGCGCCAAGGTCAATAACTCGGTTCCCCGGTTCGACCTTTTGAGCAAGGGCGCGTTGGCGAACCGCATCATAGTAAGGTCTAGTGTTATACTCTTCGCTCCACACCTTCTCGTAAAATTCCGGTGTGTCGATCTTTCGTTCACGAAGACGGCGCAATGGTTTTTTCCTCCTGCCATTTCCGTTTGAAGTATTCGGGATACCGGCGGGCCTGTCCATCGGTACCTTCCATGTGTTCGACCGTGAGCCCTTCGACGTATCCGACCTCGCCGCCATGCCGCTTAAACCACCTGCAGAAATGATCGTCCTGGCCCCTGGCAAGGGGAAGGTTCAAAGGGTAACGATACTGCCGGTAAATCTCGGGCGATACGACATGGAACAGACCGCCAACAATCGCAGTCAAGCCGATACGCCGTCCAGCGAGCATCGTATACCGGGATCGAATCGGCTGGTTTATGATTCCCTCAACGTGGGGAGAAAGTACAAAAGCCGATGAAAACCGCTTTACGTCGGCGAAGATCTCACAAAACTGACCGAGTATGTTCGCGCTCTTTACCAGACAGTCGTTGTCGAATTTCACGATCAAATCGTAAGGTTTGGCATGAGCAAGTATGGCTCCAAGCGCCCGATTCGATCCAGCGCTGATCCCCACATTGTTCGGAAAGTTCTGGAACCAGTAGGGTTTGGAAACGTCCATGATCCAGTCCAAACTCCCATCTTTCGAGCCGTTATCGACGACGAAATGATCGAACGGCAATCCGGCCTTTTCCCGAAGACTTGCGAACGCCGCCATTGTGTACTCCAGCCGATCGCGAGTCAGTGTATAGACGGCGATTCTCATAATCCGTGCTTGACCTTGACGGCGCGTTCCGCCTCTCGCCAACTGATCCCCGGCCCAAATGTGATGCCGGCGCGCTTCACGGTTCGGAAGGTAAGGCGCCCACAGTAAGCGCCGGTATTACCCTGCTCGAGCATGGTCAACCAGAGGTCCCAATCCTGAAGCCGCTGGATCTCCTCATCGAAACCGGGAAAGTCATCGGTGCGAATCAGGGCCATCGTGGAAATGAAGTTACCGCGACGCAACTTCTTTTCGTCGAACCGCTGATCGCAGTGGATCCCATTGTCGAGTTCATAGGCGCCGTAAGCGTAGCTGGCCTCGGGGTGATTGTTCAGCGTCGCCATCA